GGTAAGAGAAGTTCAGTCCGACTGGTGGACACAAAGTGCTCACTAGATCGAATATGACCTTCTGTCTCTGAGAGAGTAGGCTGCGGCTCTTCTTGCCCAATAATCTACAGATATCTAAGAAATTGTCGTTAGACATATTTCTCCACTTAAGTTGGGGATAAACCCCATCTCGAGTGATCACCTTTCCAGCGAACTCAGAGAGTTCACTCGAAGAGATAGATTTTTCTGGAGACCAAGGACAAGACATCCTGTCTAACATGGAACGATATTTGTCATTCAAGGATTTATCCAAGATGACAACATCGTCACCTACTACAAAGAACTGATTGTCATAATGACCGTCAGCTAAATGTAATAGGAGCAAACCATGTGTAAGAGTGAAGGAACCAAAACTTGGGTATAAACCCAAGGGTTGGCCTCTACTCCATTTAATGTCCCCCAAAGGGGACTTCCAATTACTCTTAGAGATCTCAACAAAGAGATCAATGTAGTGATTGGGATCTTCAAATATAGTTTCCAAAGCTATTCTTTGAAGGTCTAAAGGGAAGTAGTCAGTTGCAGACGACAAGTCTGTACTGAACACCTTACCACCTTGCCGAAGGCAAGACTGGATGTGGGGATGTGCTTTCGATTGATCGAAAGTACAATCCCAAGGTAGTTGTTGAATCAAATCATAGATGCTCTTTCCCAAAGGGAAGAGAGCCTCTTGATGGACTCGGAAGGGAGAAGCTATTGAACGTAGCTTCCCACCAGGCTCCTGTAGAAAGTGGATTGAACCACCATCAACAGTTGACGTAGGAACTTCAAAACCCCGATCACGAAGTGATTGGGCATTGTCGCTCAAACGATCAAGTCTGGTCCTAATCTCGCGAAGACCTTCTAGCATGGGAGCATAGATTTCTCTATACTTTCCATACAAGTTGATCCCCGCATCAGTTTTGAAGAGAGAGACGTCAGCAAGGATCTCACGATCCTGTGCAACACTCTTTCTACCAAACCAATTAGGTGCCTTCTTACCAGGGGAACCCTGGTAAACAACTAAAGGTTGATTAACATAGTTAATCTTCCTTACGCGAACGGCGTTCTTCACAGTTTTGATGAATGATTCAAAGAATCGTTCATCTAACTGATGATCTTTAGTGGTTGACACTGCTTCCAAGAACTTACGTTCTTGGGAAGGAGTTGTCTTTGGGAATATGTAAAAGCTATAAGCCATAAAGGCTTGTAGACATTTTGCAAAATTCCTTTCAGACTTGTCAGACCATCTAAAGAGACCACCAATTACACCTGCAATATCTCCACTTCGATTCTTTCGAATCCAAGTAAGAGGTGCAAGATGTGATTTGCGGCGTATTAAATCGACCTTAAGGGACTTAAGTCTCTTAATAGTCCATTCGATACCTGAAGAATGCTCCCACTTGCACATTGAAGAGATAAACTCTTCAATGTAACATGAGGGAATGCCTATAACATGAAGTCGTTTCCGTAATCCATCCTGATTGTGTTGCATTTGCAACATGCCTGTACTCCTTTCAAAGGATAATGGCCAATCAAGCGGACGACGAGTCACGCCTTCAGACCTAGCATCGGCTCTATGAAAAGAGCTGATAGCAAATTGTAACCATTACCAAAAGAAAGATAAAGACGCGAAATGGCGTAATCTTCCTTGGCAGATCCATCACTTCCTCATTGGAAGAGGTTTCTTGTGACTCTAACTCAAGGTTTTTAAGTGTATCTTCAAGTCCCAAAACTAAGTTTTGAGACCGATGAAGTGCAGATAAATTCGATTCGTTTTGACCTCGGACATCAGCCAGTTCTTGAAGAACTGTGACAAACCTGGGATCATCCGTAAAGAATTTTAAATCTGCAACAACACTTTCCTTCAGTGACCCATTGGGTAACTGCTGGACCTTGGATAAGAGCACATTGGCCTTCTCCAGGTGAGAAACTTTTGTCTCTACCTCGGATAGAAATACGTCACTCATGTCTATCTCCTTAAGATAGATGGTTAAAGTTGCTTAGCCCAACATAGG